AACCTGCCAATTCTCATGGACTTGTGAGAATGTAGGTCCAGTGAGAGACACCTATGCATGGGAAGAATGCCTATACATTGCTAAAAGGGCAATAACGGAATCGGTACTACACCGAGAGCTTGCCAAGGCCAAGGCAATGTTCTACCATGCAGTCTATGTAAACCCCGGTTGGACCAATATCAGAATGGTTAAGAAGATTGGCAACCACATTTTTTATACAAAAGGATAATCGTGCCTACGAAAACAGAGATTAATGATTTTAGTGAAATGATTACCAAGTTGTCATACACCTTGGGAGGCACACACATGGATGCTATCATTCACCATTGTGAGCAAACAGGCATGGAGGTCGATGTTGCATCATCATTGGTCTCCAATGCTTTGAAGGCCAAGATTCGTGAAGAAGCCCAAGAATTAAACCTATTGAAAAGAAGTGCATCTTTGCCGTTATGATTTTTTCGCTTGAAGAAGGTTCTGGATTCTCAGCCTTTGCTTTATATAATGCCATTAAACTTCATTTTACTACTGATAGCTACGATTATTTTAAGTATCACGGTAAGACCAACGTTACCAGAGATAACTTTGCCATCAGGAAAGATAAGTACACATTCTACAAGTTATCCCGTAAATACAAACTGGATGACTTGAAGAACTTTTATGTCTCCAACTTTCTTGTTACCGAATCTAATTGGATTGGTGAGATTGCCAATCTGGAAGGTGAAGAAACATACAAACAATGGCAAAAAAGAAATCAGAGCTTGACTTATAGATTCGAACAAGATATAATAGGTCTTCTCAACGCAACACAAACACCAAATGAAATGTTGGTGGTAGAAGATGGTCAGTATCCGTTACTCTTAAAAGAGTTGACTTACAACACCATAAATTTTGAAACGGTGTGTATACTTAATAACATTATGAATTTCTTGCCTATGTGGTCTAAAAAAATAACAGATGATGTTGTTTGGCCATCATGGAAAAGAAGAATTGAAAAGTACACACCGTTCATTGAATTTGACAAAGACAAATTGAAATTGATTTTGAAAGAAAGTTTGAAAGAACATGTTTCTGTTTAAGAAAGAAAAGATAGTATTGACAGCATATACGGATGATCCAACATTGTTGGAGATGTTTCCGGTTGTGGAAGCCAATAAAAACTATCCATCATATTACAAAACATTGGAATCCAAATATCAAAAATTAGACAAAAGAAATAGTCGATTTGTGGAGAATGCTCCAGAAAAGCAATCAACGATTCGATCTTGTTATGGTATTAATAATTTTAATAACTACGGTTTCATTCTTCCGGTTTGGGGAGAGTATTCTATTGTAATGGACAATTCCAATGCTCATGCTATTGGTTCGGCTGATAATCGAATTAGTTACCATGAAGGTGAACAATCTGCGGGAGCATTAGATCCATATCATATTTTTAAATTGGAATCTCCATGGGAATTTACCTGCAATAGAGATATTAAATTTCTTATGACGCAAAATGTTTTTGCTGTAAATTCGGAATACTATTCAATAACACCAGGCATCACAGATTTCTACAATCAAACCACCACGAATATTTTTTTGATGGTTAATAGACACCAAAATAACAAAGAGATATTGATTAAGGCTGGTAGTCCACTTGCAAAATTCATACCATTAACCGATGAAGATGTTGAGTTGAGGCATGAGGTGGTTGATGATGTTAAAAAAGTTAAAGTCAAACCATTTAAATATTTCTTTCATAATGGTTTAACCAAAATGATGAGAGCCAAAAAAACAACAGCCGAGAAAAAACAGGCTAAATGTCCTTTTCATTGGAAATAATATGAGCAAACTAAAAATTTCTTGCATCTATTTGGACATGGATGGTGTAATATGCGACTTTGTTGGCCGTTACAAAAAACTATTCAATGTGAATCCAGATCAAACTCGGAACAAAAAAGAATTTGGTAATCTGTTCAATCAGTTTATTCAAGGCCAAAACTTTGCAACACTTGAAATGATGCCACACGCTGGTGAATTACTGGAGTTTCTACGCAATGCACCAGTGCCAACAGAGATACTATCATCTACTGCTCGTCCAGATTCACACGATAGTATTTCAAAACAAAAAGAGATTTGGTTGGACTCCCACGGAATTAAATTCAAGCGTAATTTTGTACCGGGTAAACAACTAAAGAAAGAATATGCCAGAGAGGACACTCTCATCATTGATGACACGGAAACTGTCATTACTGATTGGCGTATAGCAGGTGGTCATGCAATCTGGCATAGGGATGTGCCTAACACCTTGGCAATGTTGAAGGTTATACTTTGACAACGCCTAAATAATGTTATATAATGCATCATGTGGATAATCCGTTTATACAACTATACTCCGTTAATACGAAAGGTAAATTATGGTAGATTTCTCTAAACTCAAAAAATCGTCTGGTAATTTGGACAAACTAACCAAGGCGATTGAACAACTCAATGCATCAACCGAAGGTGCATCTGACAAAGATAACTTCTGGCGTCCAGAAGTTGACAAAGCAGGTAACGGCATGGCAACCATCCGATTTCTTCCTGCATCTCCACAAGACGGTGATGATGGCCTTCCATGGGTCAAAATCTTCTCACATGGCTTTCAGGGTCCTGGTGGTTGGCTTATTGACAACTGCTTGACAACCAAGAATCAGCAATGTCCCGTGTGTGAACACAACAATCGTTTGTGGAATTCTGGCGTAGAAGCCAACAAAGAGATTGTACGCAAACAAAAGCGTAAACTCAACTACATTGCTAACGTGTACATCGTAAGTGATCCAAAGCATCCTGAGAACGAAGGGCAAGTTAAATTGTTCAAGTTCGGTAAGAAAATCTTTGATAAGATTACTGAGGCAATGAACCCTGCGTTTGAAGATGAAACAGCAATCAACCCATTTGATATGTGGACTGGTGCTAACTTCAAATTGAAGATTCGTAAAGTTGAAGGCTATCAAAACTATGATAAGTCTGAATTCGAATCTGCATCACCATTGCTGAATGATGATGACGCACTTGAAAAGATTTGGAAGTCCCAAGCTTCATTATTGGAGTTGGTTGCTGACAAAGAATTCAAACCATATGATGTTTTGAAGACCAGACTTGATAAAGTCCTAGGCGTTACTACTACTAGTGATGAAGATGGTGGTCCAAGAGCTCGTACAACTGTGGAACAAGCAAAGGCTGCACCTAAAAAGGCACCAGTTGATCTTGCTGGCACAGATGACGATGATATGGCATACTTCAGCAAGTTGGCCGAAGAAGATTAAACTCTTTTAATAAAAGTTTAGACCCCGCCATGTGCGGGGTTTTTTGTTTATACTACCCGTGTTGAATTCATAATCATTCTTTGGAAGGTGTCTTCCAGATTACGAACAGCAGGTAGTGCTGATTTGCCGGTTGTTGTGGATTTATTGAGTGAGTTTAGGTTATTAACCACAGATTCTAGTGGTGCAGAAAAATCAGCCAATTTCATATCGGTATTCTGACCCATGACAGAAGCCAATTGTTGACCCATGTTAGGAACAGCCTCCGGTGTCGCCATAGATGCAGAGGGTGCAGACAAAGGCATAGTTCCACCACCACTCTCAGGTGGTGCAGGAGTTGCTGTTGGTGCACCACCGGTTTCTCCGGCAGGTGTTGCGGGTGCTGGTGGTGTTTTGGATTGTTGAGTTTGCAGACCAGCCATTGGTACCTGATACATTGCTTCCCTTTTGGGATTCTCAGCCAACCATTTTTTCAGGCCTTCTCTATCGGCACCTAATTCCTGCACCAATTCTTTATCTGTTAAATCAGACTTAACAAAATCTTCAACAGTTCTTCTTGGAACTTGTTTGAGTGCTTTTTGTTGTAACTGTGCTGCAGCACCACCTTCTGTTAGGTTACCACCTTCTCGTTTACTTCTAACACTTAGAGCATAAGCATCATCATCATATTCTTTTGCATATGGATCTTTGTCTATGGCGTCTTTTCGAGATTGTCTCTCGGAAAGTAAATATGCTAAACCTCCTCCAACAGCTATAGCAGCAAGAAGTCCTAAAACAACAGGATTGGCTAACAAAGGACCCACAGTTCTTAATACAGTAAAAATGTTTCTGCCCATACCAAATGCATCAACCATTTGATCTAAGAAACTCTGTGGTTGTTCTGTTACCTTTTCGGCGGTTTGTACTGGCACCAAATCTTTTTTCAATTGTTCTATTGCTTTTAATAAATCTTTGTGCCTTCTATCTGCCGTTTTTTCGGCTTCCATTTGCCTTTCTTCTGCAAAATTATTTTTCTTTTGTCTGTCAGTGATATCTTCTTCACGGTTTTGTTTCATAAAATCATAAATCTTATTCAACATTTCATTCATGCCAGAAGAATCACCACCGCTGCCTTGAAGTTTATCAATCTTAGTTGATGTTGAAACGGGTCTTGCACGACCAGTGAAGTATTCAATATCTTTTCTGGAACGACCCATCATTTTACCAAGAATTGCAGGACCCAATCTGGATCCACCTGTCATAAACTTTGCAATGTTCAACGGATCAAATTTAGCTTTAAGTCTGGTAACTCTGGCTTGTGTTTTTAGACCAATAGCTTTACCAATTGATGCACCATAACCCTCACCAGAGATAAGTTGGTCAGCAATAACGGAACCAAGAGATTGATTTTTCAACCTCGCAGCCATCTGATATGACATTTTATTATCTGTAGCCATTTTATTGTTGTTGCTTTCTTGCATAAGGTGGTCTATCGTCAACCTTTTGTTCAGGTTTAACATTGTTTGTCTGGTTGTTTGTCGTAGTGGTATTGTTCGTTGTTTGAGCCGACTTATCTTTATTTAACTTTTCTTTCAGGTCTGCATTTTCTTTAGATGATTGGTCAACTTTGGTACCAGTATCAGAACTTGGCACGGGTGTAGATGAAACTTCAGCTTGATATTTCTCAGCTAATTTTGCTCGATGTTCTGATTCCATTTCACCCGATTTTAATTTTTTATCTTGAAATCCAACCGCTTTACTAACTGTTCCTATATTTTCCAAATCTTGTGGTTTTTTAATCAGATATCCTTTATATTTTAAAAAGAACCAAGGAATAGATTTTGCGGCAACAGAAATTTCATTTAATTTATCTGGATCACCTACTAAATCTACACCAATATAATCACCTAAAGATTTGTATGCATCTTTTCCTGTAATTTGTAAAAAACCTCGTCCTCTATACTTAAAACCATCGCCGTCAGCAGTGTTACCCAAATCTTTTCTTTTTCCATAAACAGCTTCAGCAATTTTTTCTGGATTTTTTGCTATATCTGTCGCTATTTGATTTGGTAAAACTCTGTTATTTTTATCCTTTAAAAGTTTACCGTCAGGTCCTTTTTGGCCAAATCTATTTGGCCATGTATTCGCCAAGCCATCGGCTGAATAGTATAAATCTTCACTTTTCGGAACAAAATTTGATTCTGCTTCGACTTGTGCTAATACATTTGCTTGAGCTTTTGCTGATAACCCAGCAGCCAATAATGCAGCAATAACTACACCTTTTCCACCTGAAATTGGAGGAATTTTAGTAGTTGGTGCTTTTGGTGGAGGTTTTACTTGTTCAGCTTTTGGCGGCGGCTTCACTTGAGCTGGCTTTGGTGCCGCAGGTGCAGCTTCTGCTTTTGGTGGCGGTTTAACTTCAGGTGGTTTAACCTGTTCAGCTTTTG